CAAGTTTTGAGGATTCGTAGCATATTGATCATTCGATCTGATTCTTCATAAATGTCTTCCGATGCAGTGACTCCTTGCCACTCATTATAGAATTTACCTGAACAATAGTAAATGTAGGACATTTTAAGATATGTCAACAGATCAGAGGACACTGCAACACGAATCTTACCAAGTTCAGGTTTGTCAAAAGCTACATTTAACTGCTTCTTGCTAGTCATACACATTTCATACAATTCGTCAATGCCAAAAATGTCCAAAACTTGCGCTTTAGATATCTTAGTTTTTTGGTCTTTACCTTCAATTGTCAAAGTAAGCTTACCTATTGAACTTGACCCACTACGTGCCCACATGTTGCTTGAAATATAATCCTTAAAATTTAATTTTGGCTTGGTATCAATTTTAACCTCACTTAACAATAATTCACGAGCTGCGTTTTCAAAAAGGGTTTTATTTTCAGACCATACATGTTCAGTGGCTGCGGATGCGAGTTCAATACATTCAGCATTCATATCAAATCCTGGAAAAGGGAGTTGTCTGTAGCCAGTTAAGCATTTGTTTTCTAACATCAATTGCCAGTCATCAAGATTGCAACCTATTTTCTTGATTGTGTTACTGATTTTATCCATTATTGTTGTCATGTTTTCTATATCTGTTCCAAAGCAGCATACGCTATGCCATCTATGGAACCATTTCTGCCCAAACATAATATATGCAAGTAATAGATTGCATGTTGTGATATAATCATATTTGAAGCCTATAATCTCTTCTATGTGTAAAATATTTATTTGTTTGTTATCGTGATCACTATTAATTTTGAGTTTAATAAATTTGTATATGTCTGTGTATCTGCAACGTCGAATCGATAAATCTGATTTTGATCGGGCGGGATGATTGCTTATGAAGTCATCTTCGTTATGTGGTAATTCTAATCTATGTTGTTCTATAGTGTTAATATATTTAAGGTACTGTGAAGTTTTGGGTTTTACACCTGCGAGTTGGACGATACTTGCCCAACTATGAACGATCGCAGGTTGTATTTCCATTGGTGTCGAA